GTCGGTGTTTTGCAATTATGATTTCAGCCTTGCCAGCTGCGTTGGCAAGTTGTTCATGACGCGATATATCTTCATGCTTGAAGTCACTTTTTTTCTGGTTTAAATAATATTCTTCTCGGTAGATAAACATGACGACATCGGCGTCTTGCTCAATAGCACCACTGTCTCTTAAATCAGATAATTGAGGACGCTTATCGTCTCTATTTTCAAGGCCTCTATTAAGCTGTGACAAGAGGATAACAGGAACGTCTAAATCTTTGGCAATCTGTTTAGCGGTTTTCGTAATCTCGGCGATTTGGTCGTTTCTACTCCCATGTCGCGTATCAGTGCGAATGAGGCCTAAATAATCTATAAACAATGCTTTCAGGCCATGCTTACGCTTATGTCTTCTGGCTGCCAGCGCTATGTCTTCGATGGATATTCCGGCCTTATCTCTAATACTTATATTTCGCGGCATTTCTGCGTTCATCATAGCATAAAAATCATTATCGCTTAAGCTATGAGGCGACTCTTGCTCCTTGACGCTAATACCTGTTCTACGTGCTATTAATCGCATAGCCAGTTCTTCGTCTGACATTTCCAATGATATAAATAAAACACTGCCTTCCTCGGCGCTGCTCTCGGCTAAATTCAAGGCTAATGCCGTTTTGCCCATACCAGGGCGCGCAGCTAGAACATAAAGCCTTGAGCCATAAAAACCGCTTATATAATTGTCTAGAGATTTAAAGCCCGTAGAAAGCGATTTAATCTTTCCTGCCCTAATATCTTGCGCTCTTTGCATAGCTTTCTTGTGCGCATCCGTAGCGCTCAATTCGGGGGTATTTTCTTCATCCCCTGTAAACCTGTTTAACTCACGCTCTAAATCTTGCACAACGTCTAATGCTGTAGCCTCGCTTCCTAAGTGAGATGAGGCTGTATCAATAATATTTTGAATCATGCGTTTTTGCGCAAATGATATGATACGTTCAGCATACTCTGCATTGTTGTAGGTGCTGATTACATTTTGCGCTATTTGCGTGATATATTCAGGCGCGGCTAAATCCCCCACCATTGCATGCCCAGTGAAATAGTCTTTAAACAAAGCAGGTGTAATAAGCTTGCCACTCTCATGATCGTTGATAAAGCGACTATAAATTTCTTTATGCAATGGTAAATAAAAATGCTCTGCCAATAGCTTGTCCGCTATAGCATCATACCCATCTGGCTCAACTAGCAACGAGCCAATCAGAAGCTGTTCAACTTCCAGATTGTAGTTTTCTTGTATCATTTTCGCCCTCCCACAAAGGCTGTTTTCTGATGATTTTTTTATTTAGACGCTCGACAATCTCTCTCATGGACTGCCAGTTATTTTGATGTGACATCATTCCTCCAAATATGTCCTAAGAGGGTGCCACCAGTTGCATCACGTTCGAAGACAAACCAAGCATGTGCGGTTGTTGTGCCAGCCATTGCTTTATTGGTTTCAGGGTGCAGCTTTTGGCCTTTTTCATTCTCTTTAAGGCCATGAAGCCAACAATGCGCACGATCGCCACAAATATAGACTTTGCTTGGTGGAAAATAATTCCAAAAAGCGCGACGCGCTCTTGATTCCCACCATGCAAATCTTTGAAAACAGACAACCTTTTTCGCGCCAATCTCAAACGATTTCTCAACAAACTCACAAGCCTTAGAAAAAGGGGGATTCATTAGTACACTAAAATTATCACTTCCCAATCCAGACATACTTAAGAAATCGTCTACTCTGGTGTTATCGTACCCCCAATCATAAATATCTATAGGTATAACATTATGCCCTCTATTCTTTGCGGCTTCACTCAAAACACCAGTGCCAGCGCAAGGGTCAACAACAAAATGAGACAGCATTTCCTTCTCAAGAATTGCATCAACTGCCCATCTAGGCGTTTCATAATGTTCATACTTCTTACTTAATTCTATGATATCCATTTATATCTCCCCCTTCACAAAAGCATCTATCTGGTCGTTACCAATAGAGCGGAAATTATCTTTAATTCTGCCGCTTCTTCTGAGTTCATGAAGGAACTTGATAGCCTCTTTTTTGTTATTAGAGGTTATCGTTCCACGGCTTCCGTCTTGGCGCTCATATCCATATGTGAGGTATCCGCGCTTCATGACTTCCCTCTCTTTGGTAAAGCCGGCTCGACTATCACAGTGTTACCAGGCAATGCGCCCCATTTTTTATTTAGATTAATTGCTTGCTCTAAGCTTTGATTAAGCCACGGCCCTAATGCCCCTTGAGGGGTTTTAACTAGCACACGATATTTTTGTTGCATTATTTTAGCTCCCTGATAGTGACGAAAACACCGTTATTGCCAATTGGCTCACGGATTAAAGTCATACGGTCAATTTGTGAATCATCCTCGAAAACACCAATGTCATTGAGATAATCGGTCACGGCCTTTTCAAAATTTGCTATGTCGCGGCGGCGCTTATCCTTAAATGAAAAACGATACTCTGCGACGAGGCTTCCCCGCATTGGGGAGCTGATAATTATATTTTGAAGTCCTAATGCCCGCGCCGCTTCATGTTTCCATTTTTGGTACGCTTTAGAAGGAACACGAACAAATCTTCGGCCTTTTTTAACAGTCGGAAAAAGATTGTTTGCTGTAGGTGGAACGGGCAAGAGGACTTCAAACATTATGCAGCCTCCTCTTGAGGGATATTTTGAGCATTGTCCGCTACTGGCAAGTCAGGCTGGTCTGGGTCAATATCAGCTTCGTCAGCTCCCATGAATTGCTCAACATCAGCCACAGTGATAAGAACAGCATTACCAGCTGCATCAGCTAGCGCATGTCTTTGCTCGATATGCTTTGATACGTTGATAACGCATTGGTAGCTATCTTTAATCGTTACTTTTTCAAGCTCTCCCTTAATAGTGTGAAAGCCATTAGCTGCAATCATTCTAACTGCTTCTGCAATGGCAAAACGGCATCTCGTTTCTATACGAGCAGCAAGGTTTCTCTGCTCCTCTTCAGACATTTCTTTCCAAGGCTTGATGTCTCTTTCATGTTTAAACGTATCAAGAATACAATCTCTTAAATCGCCTAACATAGTTTCTTCTGCAATTTGAGGCATATCCTCAACTTGGTTTTCCTCACTCATTATGGTCTCCTTTGATTTGAGGTTGATTAAATTGTGCGATAAGCTTTTTGCGCATGAGCTGCGCAGTAAGGCTTGCCAGATAGAGCTTTGCAGCCGCAGACGGCAAAAGGCTTTTCCTGCACAGGCCAACGGCATTGATTTGGCTCAGCCTGATCTAATGAAACTGGCTTGCTTTTGCTTAACTTTTGAAATTTGAAATCTGGACGCTTCTTTGCGTACTTCCTAGATTTAGGCGCGACATACTTGCCACTTTTACGGCTCATATCGCGCGTAACTTTAAGGCGATGAAGAATGCCGCTAATAACGCCGCGCTCTACACCAAAATTAAAAGCAATCGCGCTAACGGTCATGCCTTCTTCAAACATTTTTCTGATATCATTTTTAAACTCAGCTGAATGCCGAGAGGACGTCTTAGTCATGCTTACCCCACTTGACTCTAGTTATTTATTATGTTAAGCGGGATATATTGGAACTGCTAAAACCAATAAAACCGCAATGTGCCCGTTTGGAGCGTTGGCGCGCTCTATTCGGGTAGATTGCTTTAAAACCTGTCACACATTTGATGTTTCCAAGAGATTTATTTGCTTCTCGGATACGTCATAGATTTTTTTAGCGAAATTAAACGATGGCCTCTTAATTCCTCGTTCGATATCGCTAATATAACTGGCTACAAAACCCGTCTTTTTTGCGAGACTGGATAATGTGTAGCCTTTTTCAGTGCGCCATGATTTTAAATCACTCATAGTCAAATATTCTCTGATAGAGAACATATTGTCAATGGCAAAATTCTCTATTTGATTATTTATACAAATTTATTGGTGTGTAATAAGATTATGATGAACAAACATGAACAACTCGAATTAGGGCTTAGAATCAAAGCTAAGTTGAAGGAAATGAAAAGGTCTCAAGCTTGGCTCGCTGAGCAGGCCGACATTCCGACTGGCTATCTCAATGAGCTAATAAACGCTAAAAAAAGATGGAATCTTGATGTTCTTGGCAATGTAAGCAATGCACTCGAAATACATATTTCTAAGCTTTTATCTGCAGATACTATCTCTACCCCAAAAGAGAACCTATCTTCGAATGATAGATTTAACGCCCTTGTCAAAGACATGGAGTTCACCCCCGAGCAGATTGCCGCGCAAACATCACTAACAGCCAAACAGGTGCAAGACATCATTGACGGCAAAGCCGAACCATCACAAGAATTCATTACCGAACTGGAAACCTTCATGGAAGTGCCCAAAGGTGAGCTTGTAAAATTTATATTCAAGCACCAAGAGTTTATCGACAAGGTAATGAGCCTAAGCCATAGCCAGCTCAAAGTGTTGGACGGCATGATTGAGCAAATGAAAGGAAAAACACAATGAAAAAATTATTAGTTTTGCTTGCCATTACGGCCAGCCAGCCTGCTTTTGCACAAGGAATTGAGCAGTACAACAGCCCTTTTGAGACGAATAACATCTACAATAGAGACGGTCATTCATATAATGGCAACACTCAAACCTATCAGGGGTACAATAGACAAGACACCACAAACAACTCTTATGATAGCAATGATTTTTCAGGCCTTGGCATGAACAGAGGGCAAGGTGCCCGCGCAGCTGATAGAGCGAATAGTATAAATGAGAGACCGCTATCTTCTGACGATTTTTCAGGCATGGGCTTAAGCCCTGCAGAAGGTCGTCGTGCCGCTGACAGAGCAAATAGAAATAGATATTAATTCATGTTTGTACTCAAAGCTCTCAAATACATCTTCCACAGCAATGCGGTCGCATGCTTTTTGCGTAGCAATGCCTTTTTTAACTTCATTGTTGGACTCAGTGGAATTTATTTTGTTCTATATGAGCTAGTACCAGATGTATGGCTATTCTCTGTTTACCCTAATATTGCGAAATTAGCACTTATTGTGTTTGCCGCGACTTGCGCGTTTTCCTACATAGCAAAACTCGTAGATGATATATACAAACACTACAATCTTGATAGAATAAGCACATTAAATCTTGATATGATCGAGCTTTATTCAAGTCTAGTACGTTCGAAAACAGAACGCTTCAAAACAAAGCTTCCTTCACTAACCCAAAGCGGTGACACATTCAAAAACATAACCGACCCAAAGGCTCAAATTAAAGAAGCAATTGCTGTATTACACAAAGTAATGCAACAAAATTTCAACATATCTGATGATGAAATTTTTATTAGCATCATAAAATTGCCACATGAAAACGATAAGACAGACCCGCATCATATTAGTGAGTTTTGTTTCCCCAGAACCAAAATGACTAAAGCCAGAGAAATCTTGGATAATGGGAACTCTACAGCAAGCTTAGCATTAGCTAGGCAACAAACATTATTCTTTGCAGATAAGAAGAAAGCCTTAGAAAAAAATTGCTATTTCGTATCTGAGAGAGACACTCGTGACGGACGTAAAATAAACGGGAGCATTTTTTGTTATCCAATAAGCATACAGTTACCTGATGACAAAACTGTAAAATATGTAATATCTGTATCAACTTACGGCAAAAAACTTTGCAGTCACTTCAATGAGGAATTTACATATAAAATTAAGTTGTTACTTTCCGATATTTGTAGTAGAATCGAAATGGAACTCACGCTTTTAAGCATGAAGGAATGGAGAGGCCTAGAATGAGCATAAGAAACAACATTATAATCGGTGGAATTGTTGCTTTACTCACTCATATGGTAACTACTGCGATTCACACGAGACTCACTTTTGCTGACACTCAAGACCTTACAGATATGGCTAAACGCTTTGAAAGAGCTCATAGCGGCAAACCCCATTCGTGCTTTGAAAGAGACAAAAAGGGATAATAGCTACCCCTCTAATCTTCTCTTATAGCTACGCTTATACTTATGCGCATCACTGGCAAGGCACTTATAAAATCCATATTCAGCCCTAAGACTTTGCATATATATCGCGCCCTTTCGCGCGGAATAATAACGTTCAACTTCGTTACTCACCATTTTGTGTGACACATGCCACAGCCTGTATATCTGAATAGACTTTCGAACGACTTGCCTTTGCTCATCTCTTAACAGGCCTATCAAATGAATATCAAGATAATGAATTTTGCCATTAAATATATCCTGCTCATGCGCTGCTTCCAGCGCCTTTTTCTTTTCCCCATACATGTAATCTTCCCCTACTACATATTATCTAAATCATGGCATCTTCATAAACGGCCTTTGTCTCATGAAAGGCTTTGAAATACGCCTTAGCGGCAAAGCGGTACCCAATCCACATAATGCGAAATTGAAAAGCACACAATTCACCAGCGCGCACTTTCTTCATAGCGGCTCTGATTTCTCTTCTAAATGCTAAATATGATTTTTCCATGTCAATAAATTCTGAAATATCAGTTACCACACAAAATTCATTCTCATTGGCGATGTCCTGCATAAATTCAAATACGATTGGGTCTTGTTTCACGGTTTTTGAGTTTGTCATTTTCTTGCTCCTATTTCGTTGATAGATGTATTTATATTACATAATTAGTTAATAATTTATTAATAGCTTGACTTTAAGTTTCAATATTGATACATTTTGCATCAAATATCACATTTAAATAAGCAAAGCGTAATAAAATATTATGGACTCGAATTTAATCCGCTCTATCCGTACATATTTAGATATGACACAAGACCAGCTCGCCGAAGAAATAGGCGTAAGCAGGGCGACATTAATACGTGCTGAAGAAGGCGCAATATCTACAGCCACCGAAAGAGCGCTTATAAAATACTTCGAAAGCGAAGGCATAACCCTGTATGAAAAAGGCTTCGAGATTAAAGACAAGGCCATGCAAACCTTAAGCGGTAGCGATGGCCTGCAGGAAATGTATAAGCAAATGTACCGCGCCATTCGCACAGGACATGCAGATCTATGGCTTTATAACGGCGTATCACAAAAAGTTGCGGACGCGCTCGGCGCTGAATTCATATCTTATCACCAAAGCGTCATGCAAGAACTGGAAGGCCGTTTTAACTGGCGTGTCGTTGTCGAAGATGGCGATGATGCGTTCTGGGGGCACAAATACGCTTATTACAAATGGATACCCAAAGAATATTTTAACGACCTGACGATTTATGTTTTCGGCAATAAAACAGCTTTTGTTGATTTCGCAGACGGCGTATCAATCACGATCATTAACAACAAGCATTTAACCGATACGCAGCGCCTATTCTTAGACAACACATGGAATGACACGGCATATGACCCACATACTGAAAAACCATTTCGCCCTGAATAAAGGCGATTACCAGCGCGGTATTGAAAGCGGCAAGTATAATAATGCTTGGCGTGAAGGATTAAGCATTGCCCCTGTCACCCCTACCATAACCGCCTTAAGAGAATTGCAAGGGCGCTTAAGCGAAAAATGGCAATGGAAAGACCAGGGCCGCTATAAAGACATTCTGGCCTTAGACGAAAAGCTGCGCCATGAAGAAACAGCGCTGTACCTATTGAGAGATAACGGCAAGCCTGTAGGCTATGCATACGTAACCGCGCCCGATGCATCACTTAAAGAACGCTTTTGGGGAGCCGCGAATGCGAATGTGATTGAGATTGAAAATCTTGGAATGTTCCCAGGCTGCGAAGGCGGCGGCCGCGGCAAATCATATTTCGAAATGTTATTCGCGCGCTACTTCAAAAACTATGACGCCATTTATTGGTCACAGCACGAGACACACTCCCCCACCCTAAAACGCTTCTATCAGAACAAGATGGGCATGACTTTACTTGCGACAGATAAGGTGCCAGATTTTAGGTCTACGCGTAAGTTTGGTTAAGTTTAAAATAGAGTTTAGATTTTTCCTTTAATCCATGAAAACATTTCTTTGGCTCTAAGAACGCCCCACTCAACATATTCAATTTTACATTTTCTTGAGAAGCTAAAGAAAGTTATAACCTCAATGGGAACAATCGCCCATATAAATAGCGGATGATAATGATTTCCGGCAAATATTAACAAAGTGATGAGAAAAACAATAATCGAACAGAGCCAAAAAAGCCATTCTCTCTTATCATCCTGCAGCTCGACTATCTTCTTTTCCAATGCGTCCACTTGCTCTGCCGCATGATTGGCGGGCTGATACAGCCTTGCTTTTTCTGAAATTTTTTTCTTTAATTCTTCGGCGTCAAGCTTATGGGTGGTATTAATGCTTATTACAAATTCTTTATCATTAGGCATTGTACTCTTCCAAAATATCTTGGGTTTTTATTTTTACACCCTTTGCATTAGGTTCATATACTTTTGCCCACGCCCCGTTTTCTTTATGAGTAAGTGCAATTAGCTCTGCCCCACTTCTATCCTTTAGCGCTTCATAGATAGCCTTAAGAACAATATAAGGCTCTTCTTCTTCCGAAAATGATTTAACCAGTCCAGGAATGAAAGCAACAGGCTTAGAGCCGAACATTTTACAATTATGATAAATTTCAGGATGTACAGGACCATAATCCCAAGCCTCAAACGGAGTATTCACTAGTTGCCTGCCTGTTTGCCCCAGATAAATCATGTGCGCAAAATATAACATTTTTTGCAATCTGAGGTTAGAAACGCTCCAATCACTAATTTCACACATGGTTTTTGCCAATCTCATTGGACTGTGCATAGGTACCTCACAAATAATGTAACTTAAAATAGAATCACACGTCTTTAATAATACACTTTTAAACATACTTTATCCATATAGTCCAGTTTACACCCCACTCTAACACGCAGTTTCCCTTGTGAAAATAATTTTATTCTCTAAATGAGAATTTTATTCTTGACTAATAATTCTCTATATGAGAATATACTTATATCAAGACAAAAACAAATGACACACAAGGGCTAACAAATGATTCGTCACAATCTATTTCCAATCACAGAACGCAACGGCGCTGTTAAAGACGCTTATGTTGTTGAGGAAGCCGCAGCCAAAGAAGGTTGTGTGCACCTTACTATGTTCATTGGTGAAGCCGTTTATGCACGCGCATACAACGTGTCAGCACTAAAGCGTGAAGAGCAAATGAAGTGCTACGAATTTTACGCCCACCAAAACGATTTCTCACAGCAAACATCTTACAAGCCTATGTCAGCGCTTGAACTTGCACAGCAACAAGATTACATCGGCGCGCACCGTGAAGTTGCCCGCCTTAACGCAGCACAATAATGGAGGGCTAACCATGAATATTGAGCAACAAATCGCACATCTACAATCCAAGGCAGATAAATACAGCCTAGAAATTGACCGCTTAATCGAGGCGGAAAACGAGACACGCTGCCCTAAGCGTAAAGAGAAACTAGCACAGTTAATAGAACACTATGACGAGTGCTTCTGGGGCGCGCGTACATCCATTGCTCGCCTAGAGGGCAAGCTAGAGGTGAAGTCTTTAATCTTTTCAACAGCGAGGGCATTTCATGAAGCGCAAATTTTATGACCTAACCAAACAGGAAAAGAAGAAAACAAGTTACGCAAGGCTTTGCGAGAGAGTCAAAGCCGAGCTTAAAGACGAGATTGAAGCAAAGGGGATATTCAAATGGACACTATAAGCGCTGATTACATGCAAGGGAAAATAGACGGTTTGTGCCTAGCCGCCGACACATTAGAGCGTGAAGGACGCAAGCACAACGCGGGAACAGTTCGTAAGCTTGCTACCACAGAAAGCCTTAGAGGTTATGCCCGTGAATTCAAACGTGAGGAAATACTTCCTATGGAGGGCTACGGGGCGACATGGCTAGAAAACTTATGGAACAACCGCGAAGAGATTTTCGCTTTCGCCATGGTGATTGCTGCGGGCTTGTGCGCCGCGTTCATGGCTTGGCATTTCCTATTTTACATTAACTAAAGAGCGAAAACATGAAGATTCACTGCTGCGGATGCCAAGAAAAAATTGAAGCGAGATTGACTGATGGTGAGGAAATTTACCCCCACAGAAGCGACCTCCACTCACTACCTTTTTGGAAGTGCGACAAATGCAAAAACTTTGTCGGATGCCATCACAAAACAAAAAATAGAACAAGGCCACTAGGATGCATCCCCACAAAAGAAATTAAAAGCGCTAGACAACACATTCACAAGCTTATCGACCCACTTTGGAAGAAAGGAATAATTAGTAGAAGCTCACTTTACAAACGAATGTCGGATGAATTGGGTTTCAATTACCACACAGCCACAATACGCAGCATTGAAGAAGCAAGAAAAGTCTATGCCGTAGGACAAAAAATTAAACAAGAGATTAAAGACAAAAACTAAACCACTCAAAGAAAGGGCTAACAAATGAGTAAGAACGAAGTAACAACCACCCAAGAACAAATGCCTGCACAACAGGACACATGGTTTCAGGGCGTAGTTGAAAAGGTTATGAGCAACCCCGAATTTAATGTCGAGAAAATGGGCAAGCTATTTGACTTTCAGGACAAGGTCATGCGCCGAAATGCTGAAATGGCATACGACGCTGCGCTTGCTGAAATGCAGAACGAGCTTCCTATGATTCAGAAAAAAGGCATAGGCCATAACACTAAGTATGCTCGCATAGAAGACATAGACGTAAAGGTGCGCCCTATCCTCTCGAAGCACGGTTTCTCAATTAAATTTGAAGTTGAGCAAGAAGATAAGGCCGTCAAAGTGATTGGCTATTTACGTCACCGTGAAGGCCACAAAGAAAGTGCAGAGCTTATATTGCCTTTAGACACCACTGGCAGTAAAGGGCCAGCTCAACAAGTAGGAAGCACAGTCACTTACGGCCGTCGCTATGTGATTATGATGCTCTTAAATATCGCCACCACAGAGGACGACTTGGACGCCCTAGAGGATGCGCCAATCAACGCCGATAAGGTCAATGAACTTAAAGAGCGTCTTAAAAATGTGGGGCGCGATGAGCAAGCGTTTTTAAATTACATGAAGGTTGAGCGCTTTGAAGACATCATGGAAAGCCGCGTACATATGGCAGAAGTGATGATTGCCAAGGCAGAGCAAAAAGAATTGAGCAAAGGTGCGTAATGATTATCCATGATATGGAGCAAGGCACGCCTGAATGGTTCAAGGCTAGACTAGGATTACCTACAGCTAGTGAGCTTTCAAGGATTGTCACTTCAACAGGGCAATTGTCCAAATCCTGCAAAGAATATGCATGCGAAATTGCAGCCGAAAGATTCTTTGGCATGGATGAAGATGCCTTCCCTGGTAATCATTGGACAGAACGCGGCAAGGAATTAGAGCCAGAAGCAATAGCGGCTTATGAGTTTCTAACTGGTTATGAAGTCAAGCGCATTGGCTTCATAACAGACGACAAAAAGTTGCTAGGCGCTTCACCAGATATCTTAGTTAACGATAACGGATTAGGCGAAGTGAAGTGCCTAAAGCGCTCAAAAATCTTGATGGCGAAAGTGTTTTGCGAAGGAAGAGTACCGCCGAGCAACTACGCACAAGTGCAAGGTCAATTATTCGTTTCTGAGCGTGAATGGACTGATTGGATTCCATACCATCCAGACATACCGCTTGAGACGATACGCACAGGACGCGATGAGAAATTTATAACGAATTTAGACAAAGCCTTAGAGGAGTTTCATGGCTTTGTAAATGAAGTATCAGAGAGATTAATTAATGAAGGATTGGAGCAAAAATGTCAGAACTAATTGTATTAGAAAATAAAAAACCTATTGATGTTTTCGGAACAGATGGTGGACTAGACCCCATAATCGAAAAAGTTAGAGAACAAGTTCTTTCAGAAGTACTGGACGCTAGCACAGAAGAAGGGCGTAAGCGTATCGGTTCAGTAGCTAAGAAAATTGGAAGCACTAAGGTGACTTTACAAAACATGGCACTCGAACTTACAGAAGATTGGCGCAAGAAAACGGCAGCTGTAAACGCTGAAAAAAAGCGTATGTCAGAAGAGCTAGACGCGCTACGCAATGAAATTAAAGCGCCCCTAGATGAATTTAAAGCCCGAGAAGCTCAACGTATAAAAGCCCATGAAGAGCGCATTGAGGCTATAAAAAACACGGCAATCTTTGATGGATATTCACCATGCAGTAACGAGCTGAAAGAGGCTATTGCTAAGCTTGAAAAGCTCAACAAGGTTAATCTTGACTGGGAAGAATTTTCTGCCCGCGCCAGTGAAGTCTATGAGATAACCCTTGAACGCCTGAAAGGTATGCTTAGCGAACGCTCAAGATACGAAGCTGAACAAGCTGAGCTTGAGCGCCTAAGGAAAGAAAAGGAAGAGCGTGAGCGTCAGGAGCGTGAGGAGCGCCTTAAGCAAGAGGCAGCAGAGGCAGCACGCAAAGAAGCAGAAGCCAAAGCTCGCGAGGAAAAAGAAAAACTCGAGCGCGAAAAACAGGAAATCGCTGAACGCGCGGAAGCTTTGGAAAAGCAACGAATTGCATCAGAAGAGAAAGCAAAACGTGACGCAGAAGAAGCGGCTTTAAAAGCCGCAGCTGAAAAAGAAGCCGCTTTAAAGGCAGAAAGAGAAAAGGTTGCTTCAGAGAAAAAGGCACAAGAAGAAGCTTTGGCCAAACGTGAAGCAGACAAGAAGCATCAATCAAAAATCAATAACGAAGCTTTAATGTGCCTCTCTCCTATCATTGGAGAGGAAGGAGCAAAAGAAGTCATTAAGGCTATAGCTCAAGGCAAGATCGCTAACGTTAAAATATTATATTAAGGAGCAAAAACAATGGCAGGTTCAGTAAATAAAGTAATTCTAGTGGGGCGTTTGGGCAATGACCCAGATATCCGCACAATGCAAGGCGGCGGCAAGGTCGCCAATCTATCAGTAGCCACTAGCGAGAGTTGGAACAACAAGAACACAGGCGAACGCCAAGAGCGCACAGAATGGCACCGCGTAGTTATATTCAATGAAGGGCTTGTTCGCGTTACTGAGAACTATCTTAAGAAAGGCGCAAAGGTTTACATCGAGGGGCAAATCGAAACACGCAAATGGCAAGACCAGAACGGTCAAGAAAAATACAGCACCGAGATTGTATTGCGCCCTTATCGTGGTGAGCTGCAAATGCTAGATAGCCGCAGCGAGAACAATGGTTCAAATGGCTATGACCGCAGCCCTATCAATGATGCTAGCCAGCTACACCCATCTGGAATGGGCACTACACAGCATGATGATTTTGAGGATGAGATTCCGTTTTAAGTAGCACTATGGAGGGGCGGCGTGGAAGAACACGCAGCAGTTGAAGTGGCGAGAGGTAAATAAGCCCTACGACGGTAGGCACGAGAGCCTTTTATAAGGCGCACTGGCTTCGCCGACTAGCGGTTACACAAAGCTAACCTATGCAGGTATCAAGCCCTGCCCCCTCCACCAAATAACAAACATCAGAAAGGGAAAACACAATGGAGCTTTTATTTTTAATCATAATCATCTGCTTGGTATTGGCGTTTTTATGGCGCGAGCATTACTTGAATAAACATATCCAAGAGCTCAAGAACAAGAATAAATCGCGATCAATATCTATCCATTCATCGAGAGAAACCATCAAATATTGGCAGGATAAAGCGCACAAATACAAAAGCGAACTGCTCAAGTGTGAGAAAGAGCTGGACAAATATAAGTACCGCCCTCGTGACGAGAATGGGCGATGGATTAAAGCGAGTTAATAAAGGCTTTCGCGGTCAGGGGCGTCACCCCTGTGCTTGATACAAAACGGTGTAATTAGCCCTGCACCACCATCCTTGCCGCGGGGATGGTATCAGGGGCTAGGAGGTAGAAATGGGATTACAGAATAGACCACCTAGATGGTTTGGAATTGCAGCAATGATTAGCCTTATGGCTTTGTACTTTGGCTTTGCCTTGCTGCTCATGTTTAACGTAGATGCTGATATACGCTAACCCCCTTCCCCGATGCGCATATTCGTGTGCGCATTAGAGAGGTGGGCGTCATGCACGCGGTATGCAGCCAGCGCACGACTACAGATATTGACTTCCTGACATCGGGGAGCCAATGACTATCAAGCCCTGCCCTCTCCACCTATTAACAACCATATTCCTGACATCAGGAATATGGTCAGAAAGGAAATAGCAATGAAAAACACGCCATGGCTTAATGCCGAACCATATCGAACAAATCTACCATTATTGCCTTTTACAAATTACGGCGATGATTACGGGCTATTTCTAATCCCTGGGCCTTGCAACCAAAATTTAGCAGTAATGGCAAACACGGGCAAAAATGATGGCTGGGATCACGTATCCGTTTCACTAAAAGATCGCTGCCCCAATTGGCAAGAAATGTCATTTGTAAAAGACATCTTCTTTAAAGAAGACGAAACGGTCATGCAGCTTCACCCTGCAAAATCCGAACACATTAATTTCGCTGAGAATTGCTTACACCTATTGGCGCCCAATAAACCAAACAATACCGCTCCCACCAAAAAACTTAGTCGGCGCTCCAATCAGAGAAAGAAAGTAACTATGGATATCAAAGACTTTGTAAAAAATTACACCAGCTTACCCGACTACATTAAATGGTGCTTACTAAGGCTAAACACCATCGCCAAAACTCACCCTCAAGTAGCTTTAGATGTCACCTCTATAGTGAATTACTACGAAGGCCGTAAAAATGAACGATAAACCGATATTATTTAAAGGCGAAATGGTAAGGGCTATTCTTGACTTGCTCAAAACACATACAAGGCGAGTTATTAAAACAGATTTCCCCATTGAATCTATACGCCATGTAACGGAAAACATATGGGAAGTTAAGCATATAAATGATGATATTTACCATACGTCATTAATAAAATCCCCTTATCAATCTGGACAACGCCTTTGGGTGCGTGAAACATTTTATGAAACGCCTTTGGGTATTTATTACAGAGCCACAGAAGAAAAGCCCGAAGACGGAAAATGGAAGCCGTCAATCTTTATGCCGCGTCAATCAAGCCGCATTGATTTGCTTGTGAAAAATGTGCGCGTTGAGCGGTTACAGGACATATCTGAAGAAGATGCGATAGCGGAGGGTTTTAAAACAACTTTCGATAAAAACAATCCAGTCAAAATGACAGTAACGAATGGCGAAAATTTTCTTAAAATGTATCCGCTAATGACAGCAAGAGATGGATTTAAAAACATCTGGCAAGACATTAACGGCAATGAGTCATGGGATAACAACCCATGGGTCTGGGTAATTGAATTTGAAAGGGTGAAGCCATGATTGATAAATACAAGTATTGCAATCATCATCACGAATTAACAGATGAACACGAAATAGTAGATTTTGGTGATGGTGAATTTGTAGCCAACAAAAAAGCTATACCTCTATTAAAAGCTTTAAATGATCTAGGACTAAGAACCAGAACACACCACGTTGACGAAAACGGTGGTTTTTTCAGCATTCTTTTAGACAAAGGAGTTGAGGTTAGCGTTCGAGAGGTAAATGAACGTGACGCGACAAGAACGAAATATAACGGGATACAGGAAGTTTTAATAAGCTTTTACAAAGGAGGTCGATGATGAGTGATGATTTGAAGCCATGCAATGAGTGCGGGATGCCATGTGAATCTGGTGAATATCACCCTTACGCCGCTTGTTTAATGTTCAAGGGATGCAAAAACTCAAAGATTGTAAGGGATAATTTACACGCCATATCCACCCGCCCGCAAGAAGAAGCTAAGGATAAACGGATTAAGGAGCTTGAGGAGGCTTTGAAATTTTACGCTAGTGAAAGCAATTACCAAACAGTTCTAGTTTGTGAAGGTCATGGAAATTATTCCATTTATTTCGCATGCAAAGAAGAAGATTGCGGAGAAACAGCTAAACAAGCCCTCGAAGGAAAGGAATAGGTATGCCTATATTAAATTACACAACAAAAGTGCCAGTTAATCGCACTGTTTCTCAAATACAAGAGAAGCTAGCTAAGGGCGGGGCAAAAGGTGTTCTGTGCGAATATGACAGTTCGGGATTGCCGGATAGAATTACTTTTAGCGTCGACACTCCCTACGGAATTACTTATTTTAAGCTTCCTGCGAACATACAGGGCGTTTCTAAAGCTTTAATTAACGACAACACGTATAAAGACGAAAACCATGCTAGACGTGTTGCATGGCGCATTTTAAAGGATTGGATTGAAGCGCAGCTTGCAATCATTGAAGCGGGAATGGCTGAATTAGAACAGGTATTTTTGCCTTATGCCCAGACGGATAACGGTCAAACTGTTTATGAGCGTATAGGGCAGACGGGTCTTTTAACTCGATATGGAGGTTGAGGAATGAACTATTACGTATATTTCGATGGAAATAAGCCATATAAATCACCGTGCTTGGGTAAAATATATCTTCATACCAAGAAGCCAACCGAACAAAATATAATTTGCGCCAGAAGAACTACAGGTAAGAACTTGGTTTTAAAGAAGGTCAAATTGCAAGTTGAGGATATTGAAGTTTAAAGGAACTAGAATAATGCACCACATGGAACTTGAGATGCAGGAAAGCTTAAACGCCAAGGCGCGATACAGAGAAGCTACTGGTAAAACAGCACAAGAGTATGCTTTTGAGGAACGAGCGAAACGTCAAGAGCGCTTAACCTCTGGAAATAAAATGGAACCATGCCCTTTTTGTGGTGGAGAAGCTGAGTATGAATTTCTAACAGACGGTAAGAAAGATAGTCACCATGTTGGGTGCATTAACGAACATTGCCCTGTAGAATTTGCTGCTGCAATCTCGTTTAGAGACAAGGAAACCGCTATAGAAGCATGGAACACACGTGTTAACAAAACGCCGAAAACTTAACACGTACCGGCAACGTGTAAATGAAATTAGAAATTTTTAACACATGGAGGAAAACATGACCGAGAAACCATTTAGCCCCCAGACACTTGCAGAACGTTGGGGAATAAGCCCTTCTTCTATTCGTGATTTTTGCAATAGAGGATTGATGCAAAGTTTTAAATTAGGGGTGCAAATTCGTATCCCACATAAAGAGGTAATGGATATAGAATGCGGAAAGAAGATTTTAAAATTAGACTCTACAGAGGATCGTACTGCGTCTATTGGCGGGAAAACGGAAAAAGCAAAAGAGCATCCCTTCGTACCGAGGATAGAGATGTCGCGGAACAACGTTTCAACGATTGGCTAAAACAGACCGAGATTATTGGCGAAACCGTCTCAGATATCTACGCTGCTTATAAAGAAGAGAAAAAAAATATAAGCAGCTATAAGACTTTAGAGATTTGCGAGAAAAATTTCCTACCTTTCTTTGGCGCCTTAAGGCCAGACCAGGTAACAAGGGTAAATACAAAAGAGTATGCGCTATTCAGAAGTGCTAAGGGCATTTCTAACGGCACAATCTTACGTGAGCTAGGCGTGATGAAAGCGGCTTTAAAATGGCACAATCCAAACACTCCTGCTGTTTTTAGCATGCCTAAATCACCTCCGCCTAGAGACAGATACCTTACAAAGAGTGAGTTTAAGCTATTGCTCGAGCATGTAGAATCACCTCATATAAAAACTTTTCTAATCTTAGCTATATCAACGGGCGCAAGAACATCAGCTATTCTAGAGTTAACTTGGGATAGAGTGGACTTTAATCGTGGCCTTATAAAGCTTTCTAAAGGTGATGACCTGCATCACAATAAAAGACGGGCAACAGTGCCTATGACAGACACAGCCAAAAGCACTTTAGAGGAAGCTTACAGGGGAAGGCTAACAGACTTTGTAATTGAAGTTGGCGGCAAACCTATCAAAAGCGTTAAAAAAGGGGTGGCTCGCACAGCTGAAAGAGCGAATATAAAGGGCGTTTCACCCAGAGTGATAAGGCATACCGCCGCAGTCTGGATGGCCGAAGCAGGCATCCCTATGAGTGAAATAAGTCAGTTCTTGGGGCACACTAACACCAAGGTTACAGAACAGGTTTATGCCAGATATAGCCCTGATTACTTAAGAAAAGCCGCCAGCGCCTTAGAATGGTAGAAGGTTCAAATGAACTCGGGAGCAAATCCTATTATAAAGCAAAAATGAGGGATTGAGTGGTGCTGCTAGAGAGAATTGAACTCTCGGCCTCACCCTTACCAAGGACAGCTATCACCGCACAAATGGCTGAAAATAGCCGTTTTCATTTTTCAAATGTGCCAAATAAGCGAGAACAGAATAAAAACATATCTAAAATCGAGTTCAAGTGAACACAGGAGAATACCCTTAGTTATCTAAACATTCATAACGCCCGAGAATCGCTTTATTCTCTGTCTTATATCTTTAACCATCCTAAGGCCATACTCTCGTCTTTCATCTGGGTCGAAGTGAACAAGTGTTCTAAAGTTCTCAGTCAGCTTAACTATAGTTGAATCGCAGCTCGTCAAATCTTCCAGATTATTTAGTGCCTCGTGCATTTCCCTATCTGAGCAACGGCCATCACAATAGGCTATCAATTCTTGTAACACCTGCTTAAAGGCCATACCCTCCGCCAGTTCATCACGGTCACTGCAGAATGGCATAGCATCCAACATCTTGGAATTTGCATTGAAGTAATCTGTCATTTTGTCCTCGCTTGATACAAGAACACAAATAGAACAAAATAAGAACATATGTCAATATGTTTTAAAATAGCAAAAGACATCTTTATTAGCCATTTGCAATAAAGTGTAAATTTTATTAAAATTATTCTTGCTAGAAGAGTGGTATTTTTAAGCGGCTCTGATTTCATCCGCGTCTAAGACCTGACAACAGGCAAGTTAAGCTCATCTACCACTGTGTAGAAGGAGTTACCGTGTCGCCCTTCAGTGGCGGCTTCGGTCTTTGAGCTCATGTGCCAAATGCACAAAGAGTATCTGGGGGCGTCTTAACGGGCGCCCCTTGTCTGTGTAAAATATTTTATCAATAAATTATCTTGCGTTTAGTCTATGGCTTTTTATCAAACACTAATAAAAACATGTCGAATTCGACACCTTTATTCAACACACTGCAATTCTTCACCCTTGAGCGCCCTAGCCTGATCCCTCATCACACAATAATCTTTCAGAAGCTCCATAGTCATAGGGGCATCAAAGGATTGCATTTCATCAGCGACTTTATTCAATTGCGCAGGCGAGTATTCAACGACATCTGGCACAGTTAAGCGCAGCGCCTTTTCGTTAAAACCTGCCTTGTCGCATCCGCTCAAGCAAAGCATTATCATCAGGCCGGCGATTACGTATTTCATTTTGAACCTCTCTTTTTTCTATAGCGAAATTAGCAGCCTCGGCTTTACCCTCAGCTAATCCAGCTCTATATCCGCTGTTATAAATAAAAGCGTACAAACCGACCAAGGCCGCGAGCGCTCCCCCTACAAGTGCAAAGCGCATCCACATCATGGGTAATACTCCCTATCCAGTTCAACATGCATCAAGTCTTTAACGCGCCAATCACCGCCCCACACAATCGGCACGTTGTGTTTTTCGCTACAATAAAAGAAAGCTGCGGCTATCTTGTAATATGGCGAAGGCTCATAAGTTATGGCTCCATTGACGTAAGCCGCAAAATCTATGGCCATGCCATCCTGATGCCTTGAGCGTTTAATCCAACTACGACCATTAGCAACATTTATCCTATGTTCTTCCTCAGTGCGCAGGCCATCTATGACGACAAAATCAACAGGGCTGTGTTGTAAGGCGCACTTAGAGAGCAGCTGCAAATCTTCGTGCGTTTCGACAATGTTACTCCATGACCTCTGACTGAAAACATAGCCAGACGCAACAACGCAAACGGCGCATGTCGCGCCGATAATTCTAGCCTTTATGCTCATGCTCTAGTTCCTTTTCTTTGGCTAAGGCTTCCTTTCTCTTTCTCCATGCTGCGTCTATCTGAAAGCACATGTAAATTCCCGTTAGAACTGCGACAATTAGACCTGCAATATCATTGATTGACATAGCTCCAAAAGCTCCTGCAAAACCAACAGACACCTTCTGCCCTGTTGTGATTAAGTCTGATTGAAATTCATGTAATAGCTGTTTCATTTTATCCATTTTTGGCCTTTCTAAATATTCTCTGGCGACCTAGCAAAGTTCTCACTACCAAAGTCACAGTTTAGGAATCTTGTATTGGTTGGGATTGGGGTGCTTTGGTTAATCTGTGCGGCATTTCTGGTGAGACCGTCAACGCTACACTTGCTTTCCATGCCATAGAAATTAATATTATCTGAAGGTATGCCCGTTTCCCAATAAGACATCACACCAATGTTCGAATAAGCACCTCTATCAAAATGTGAGCTATCCTGAACAAGACCGCCATAAAAATTACAATTCTTAGCGCCCTTGGATAAAATACCCAGAAACTGGCTGTCTTGAATATTTCCGTTCCAAAAATTGATATTGTCACAAGCTTCTAGAATGCCATGAGCCGATAAAAGAACACCTGTGCCGTGACTGCCTTTCACAACATAGTCATAAATATCAATATTGCTTACCTTACCAAAAACAGATATAGAACCGACAAGAACAGCAGCCGCTTCGTTGCCATCTTCTTGTAGCCCTCCACCGCAATTTTCAGAAAAGACACTTTTTATCCTGATATTTTTTACCCCGTCTTGATGCGAATAAGCGTAGAAAGTTAGCCCATCCCAAACAAAATCCTGGACACTTACAAAACCTACATTGATGTTTTGTGCTGTAGCGCTCAAATAAAGCCCATGGCGGCCATTTAAAGACGCTCTATCACCCTTGGCATAGAGTTTAGCTATTTCGATGTCTTTACCCGCTATAAGTGCCGCATATCCAGTACCGCTGACATTACCCTTAACACCTTTAACATCGAGCATGTCAATCGCGCCTGAAATATCTTGGTCAATTTTCAAACCATTAGTGAAGCCATCTATTTCGAGCGTGCGAATATTCATATACCCGCCAGCGCCATCAACACTTGTTACGGCAAAAACTTCATTAAAAGGAGTGTCATGCTCTCCGAGAATACTATAATCATGTACTGTCTCACCTCCCTTGTGCACAATACCATGTTTGCCAGTAGCGGGCATGTATAGTTTTCCACCGCCAATAATAGATTGCTCTTGCAAATCTATGCTTTCCGTTATTTTGTAAGTGTCTTCTCGTGATATTAAGGCCACGCCCTGACGCTCAATAGAGAGCTTAAAAGCATAAGTGTCATCATCAACGCCATTACCCATAGCGCCGAATGCAGAGATATGTTTTACCATGAAATTTCCTTCCAGCCTGCGGCACCTGAGCAATCTAAACCTGATGCAACGGTGTCAAATACTGTGCCATTGTTAGAAACTAATATATCGTATATTGGGGCATCATTTACTACACCTGCATCTGGAACGATGTATAACTGCACCTTATCCAAAAACTGTTCATTACCAGCGCCAAAATCAATATCAATGTATGAGGTATCATCAGTGGTTGCGCTGTTTCCCCAATAAGTCGCAGTACTACCATCTACAAGATTTTCGTTTGCATAAACCACAAAACCAGATGAAGATACCATGTCACCAGTCATTGAGACTTCAGTAGCTCCAGCGAATATTTTTAATTCAGTGTGAAAATGATAATCTGCATCGACATTCGTCTTTTTAATACGCAAATACCTATAACGCGATAAGGGAGCTTGTCCAAAATTTGCTACGGGTCTTATAATCATTAATTATACCCCGTCACATAAGTTGCTCTCATGTTCGTACCATCGCAATCAAAGTAGAAGATGTCTTCTTTATTTGCTCCAGTAGATAAAACAGGCTCACCCAAATCACCAAAATCAAAGACTGCATTCCATGTCAGAGTGCGGCTTCCTGTAGCGTCTTGCTTAACAACGAGGCGATATGTTGCTCCAGCAACCATGTTTGTGGGCGCATTTAAAGTTCTATTTCCGCCTAATGTAACAATTGCAGATTGTGCATTGTCTAGGTTCCAATCTATGTTGGCGCCATCTGTTAAAGTGGCTTGCGCAAAATTTTGTTGCTTTGTATATGCCCGCACTGTGCTCGCCACGAGAGTTTCAATCTCTGCACTCAAAATAGCCAGAACTTGCGCTGCTGTTAGATCTTGCGGCGTACCTGTTCCGGCTCCATTAGCTCGGCCTTTAATTCTATCGGCGCTCATGTCTGCAACGTAGGAAGCAGCTTCTGTAGCGCTAGATGCTGCGCTAGACGCACTGTTTGCAGCTGCCGTTGCACTTGCTGCTGATTTTCTTGAATAATGCAGTGATGAATAAAAACCACCACTAACTACTGAATCTTCGGGAGTTGTAGCCCATGAATCAGCTAAAGCAGCACTTGCCGCTGCGTTCAACGAATAAGTTCTTGCAGAGTGCCAACCAGGCTGCACCTCTGTTGGTTTCGTAGCCCATTCACCAGCTAAATTTGCACTCGCCAACGCATTTGCTGCATAAGTTTCAGCTTCGGAAACATAACCACCTAAAAGGTCGTCATAATCTCCACCAAATTCTGTAGGCTCAAATAAAGAAGCCTTAATCGCTCTATCAACATCGCGCTTTACTTGCGTAATCAATAAATTATTTTCATCCAGAGCCGCTTCTATTTCAGCAAGATAAAAAGGCGAAGAGTTATCGAGTGTGGTCTCTTGCGTAAAAGGCTTATTCAGTAATATCGCTACTTTGGCACCAGAAGCAGGAGCAGTTGTGAAAACGATTTCCTTGTCACCTGAGCCGTTTATGCCAGAAACTTCGTAATCCGTATCAACTGTTTTAGTTTCCTCATTCCCCGATGTATTGCGCACAATAACAGTCAGGTGCGTTTTATCTGTGATATCCCAAGGATAATCAAAATTTTTATTCGTGCCGTCACCAGTTGAGATGTCATAGCTGTCTTCAATGCTTTGTGTCATTTCTATCCTCAATAAAAAAGCCCCCAAATCGGGGGCTGTGGTTACTTAACTGTTTCGCTAGGTTTGATAATAAATTTTTGGCCGTTTTCTTTTTCTATTCGCCGTTCCATGCGTTTTAAATAGCCGGGATTCATGGCCTCCTTCATGCGGTAGATGATGAGATAATCAAGAATTGCCCGCGTGTAGAATAAATTGGCATAAGGTGTGTTGCTGATTAGTGTGTTCAAAGCTGATGCTGCTACGTCATCGCCATCTCGAACTCTTTGTATTAGGTCAACTATAGATTCTGCTGTACCCGCAGTAGGGCCAGCAATGGTAGATATAGCTCCACCCCCAAAGCGGTTCTTCATATCACCAAACAAAAAATCACCATAAATTCCTAATCCCCCACCCTGTTGAGCTGCGGCAAGCCATGTTTTAGGATCACTAGGGTCTCGAGGTGTGCGTCCTTTCAAAGTATCTTTGGCGGACATAGCAAGATAACCAAATGCCGTTGTTGCTACAATCATGTGTGCTAAAGCTGCCTTCTCACCATTTCCGCTTTTCAATAACTTAGAAAGCGTATCAGTAAAGCCGTCAGCTTCAAGACCTCGACCGTAAATATCTCTAGCTAGGGGCTTCAACAAAATAGCTGTAGGAAAAGATTTAAACTGCATAATAAATCTGATACCTTCACCTTCTGGCGTGCCTGGTCTTGTTCCAAGCTTTGAGATTGTTCTTACCCGCGCATCAGGTTCAATAACAGCATATTCCACTCGGTCAATAAAATAAGAACGAAACTTATTTTCAATCTCACGCTTAAGCTCTGATACGCGCGCAGGCGTGGCTTCAATACCTTTGGCACCAAGATAATTTGCAGCATCAGCATCAGATATGCTTTTCGCCATTTCAGGTGTAAAAAATAACTCATCATCTGCCTTGTCCAAATCAACGCGGCGCATCATTTCCCACATGCCTTCATCAATGCCGAACAAGTTAAATACACGGCGTAAATCACTATTTAATTTGCCAAAGCTATTACCAACATTATCCGCTAGATTGCGTGCAAATCCAAAAGCCACGCCTTTGCGAAGGTTATCAGTCCACCACG